GCTTGGATCTTGGTGCTTCCCCGGCTCTGTGACCTGCTGCTATTCGCTTGGGTCAATGTGAACTTGGTTTCTTAAGTACCTAGGTTGATGATCGACTTTTAGTATTTTAGGTACAAAAAACGGATTCTTGATTTTCAAGGATTTTCCGGAAATTTATTTAAGTCGTTGTGCATGACGTCCTACAGCAACCTAGTAACCTGAATCAATGGAGCTTCAGGCAGTCAGCCAGGACTACGGTGCGGCTCACCGAACAAGTGCGCTCGTTCTCGGCCACACGGCTACACGAGATGATCGAAGGGCTGCGCCCCTACGTCGCTGAGGCGCTGTCCGACCCCGGCGGAATCCACGAGCTGGAGCCGTCGCGGCTGGTCGCCTACACACAGTTGTTGAAACTTCAAGCATCCCTGGTGAAGGATCTTGGAATGCTGTATCGGGTGCACGACCGCCCGGACAACGAAGACGACGACTCAATCCCCGCGGTCACCGTCGCCCTGATGCTCGAAGAAGCCGCCATGAGACACGCCGCCGAGCTTGCAGAAGCTACACAGGCTGCGGGAAACACGGGTGCGTGAGGAGCTGGCGGCCTCGGAAGCGGCGCACGTTGGAGTCCGCGCGGGCGCAGGTGACCGGACAGTTGGCGCGGCTGCGGCAGCGCTGAATGTAGGAATGTAGGAACAGGTGTCCTAACTACATCCACATGGTGGGATAGCGGAGGTGTTTCCGCAGCTCATGTAGCTTGTGTAGGAAATGTAGTTGTCGGTGGAACTTTTTTACACATGAGTCAACCTAGGTTGACGCCTCTTCTTCTGTCTTCTTTTCATGTGTGCGAGAAACTATCCTACATATCCTACATAAGCTACACCAGCAGGCAATATAGATGTGTAAGAATTGTAGTTTTCGATAGACATCTATATCTGATCTTGATGTTTCCCCAGCTCATGTAGCTTATGTAGGATGAAACTATCCTACACAAAACCCTTCCACATCGTGAGACGCTGTTCGAGATCCGTGCCGGAAGCCGACGCTTGAACAGACGAGGAAGGTAGAGTAAGGTACCGGGCATACCTATGTAGGATTCATGGGAGGAGACGTTGAGGATGGAACGCGAAGAACTGACCGAAGCGCAGAGCCAGCACATGCGGGCCTTCATCGCCGCGCTGCGCAGCGGTAAACTATCGGCAGGGACGCCGATACCTCAAAACCACCTACAACTACGACACGACCGAACAGTCCGAGGTCCCACTGCACTGCTGCCTCGGTGTCGCCGTGGAACAGGCCATCATCGACGGATGCCCTGTCCAGTGGGCGAACCGAACTTCAGCACCTCCTATGCCGTCCCGGACGCCGACCAGTCAGGACAAGACGCCAAGGGTCTGCCGTACGTGTTGCAGACCTGGTACGGCATCGAGAACATGTACGGCTATGTGACGGTGGCCTGCCGTGGAACTCGGCAGGCGCAGCACCGATCTCCTTTGCAGCGGCGGCCCCAACGCCCAAGCGGCGCATTCGATCGGCGGGGACCTGGGCACCTGCGACGGCAACGTGCGCATCGAGGCGACCAAACTCAACGACACCTATAAGTGGTCGTTTCAACCAGATCGCCGACGCGTTCGAGCACACGTATCTGTCCTTGTCCGACCAGTCCGATGCCTCCAAGGATTGACCCAGCCGAGGGCGGCGAAGATCCACGCGCTGCTGGAGCGTTGCCGCGTGCAGGGCCGGGATCCGGTGCAGGCTTTGGATGAGCGTGGTTGGCTTGCTGTACGACCAGGTGCGCGCGGGAGTTGTTCGTCGGCGCCCTTGCAAACCCTTGCGACGATGTTGAACGCGAGGTCTGTCGATCGCGATAGCGAAGACGCTTGGCCTGTCCCCGGTCCCGGCGACGGCGCACGCGAACGAATAGTCTTTGGTCCGAGGCGTGGATCAGGCACGTCATGGAGGGTTGGGTTCATGAATGACGCTGAGGCTTTCGAGCGTGCCAGCCAGTCCATGGAGAGAAAGCTACGCACGTCGATGGCTGAGCTTGCGGTCTTGGTGCAGTCCCTGCGCGATGAGCAGATGAATGCCTGACACCCTGTATCATGTCCTCGGTGGCGTACGGGCTTCTGGAAGCCGGAACCGGCAGAGTGATCCTGGCGAACACTGTCGGTGGTCGCCGGGATCGTGTTGGCGAACATGATCCAGCAAGCAAAAGAGAAAGAGGAGCTGCTGCGCTTCTACGAAAGCCAGTTGCTCGGCCTGCAAGACCCACAACAAGAGGAGACAAACCCACATGGAAACACTGACCCGGGAACTGACCCGCAACGGCAACGGTCTGTGGGACGTGACCCAGAAACCGGCGACACCGGCACCGACTGACTTCAGCGAGCCACCCAAGTACAAGCTGGAACCCGCGGACGGCTGGGCAACGGCTTCTACGCCGTGGCCGCTGCGCAACATCTTCCACGGTGACGGCTCCGTGCTCGTCCGCGCCGGGGACCGGTCCGGCTGGCTGGCCAGCGACCGTTCCCTGTCCCAGCACGGGCACATGCTGGACCGACCCCGACACCAAGGGTCAAAGGACTACGCCAGGGTGTGGGGCTATTCTCAGTTGCGCCGCCGTGCCATCCTCGCCGACAACGCCTTCATCACCGGCCCACGCGGCCGTCCGCCGGAGGACGCACAGATCCTTTGGCAGCGCCCAGATCGAAGGCTACGCCCAGATCTACGGCCAGGCTGTTGTCCAAGACGGACGGGTGCACGGCAACGCGCGTATGGAAGACAAACACACGCGTCGAAGGTGGAGGCGTCCTCCTTGACGGCAACACCATTCTCCAGGGCCAACGCGGTCGTGCGCTCAGAGGAAGACCTGTTCATCTCCCAGGGTTGCTTCGCGGCGACATGCTGGTGACAGCATCGGACCGCTACCTGGTGTCAACAGCGACTGGGGTCCGGTGCTGGTCGCCCCCACCGCCAGCGGCCAGTGGACGGGGCGTGTTCGGCTGGCCAGACGTTCAACCAACTTCGCGGAACTGCGCGATCTGGCCGACAGCAACATCGACGAAAGTGACGACTTCGCCCGCCAGATCCTGGGCCGCTACCATGGCGCTGGTGCGCCGGTCCCTGAAGGCGTGGGGTACTGGAGCAAGGGACATCATCGACGAGACCACCGAAGACTAGGGACATGTGAACACAGATGGCCGGTGCACGATTCCAGACGGGGGTCGGGCACCGGCCGTCCAGATTGGACAATGAGATGGATGTCCCCTGTTGCTGTTCGAGCAATCTCGCCGAAGAGATCGACATAGCCGCCCCGGTGATCGAGGAACCGCAGCCGTGGGACCTGATCCCGGACCCGCCGTTGCGCGTACTGATCCCGTGAAATCGCGGAGAAGTTGCACCCGGGCCAAGGCGTGACAGGCTGGCTCTACACGCAGGAGACAACTGGCCCGTTTATGCCAGCACTACGCCGAGCGTGAAGAGGCTGAGTCAGATGAACCGTTCGGCAGGACTGACGGAGACGAGTGTGGGTCCCGACGACGAGTTCGAGTTCCTTGTCATACATGACGCAACGGTGCGCAAGAAGTCGAGGCTAAGTGGCGTCGGCTGCGGCGTCGCCGTCGCTGGTACACGTTGCGGAGGTGGTGGCGGTGACCGTTATCAACTACAAGGTCCACGAGGAAGAACACGGAAAACCCTTGTAGGTGCTTCGGGACCGGCTGCGCAACGAACGTTTGAGCCGCGACTGGACCTATCCACAGGCCGGGGCGCAAATATCGGCGGTCGGAGGAACTTCCTGTTACGAGATGGAGAACCTGCGCTCCTCGATCAAGGTCGAAAACTTGCAGTTGTGGGCTTCGATCTATGACATGCGGGTTGAATTCATCGTCCGTGACTTCTGGACGTTTGCTTGGCCCTCGGGACGAGTTGGTCCTTCCTCTACCGGCTAACGCGTCCGTTCGACAACCACCGGATGCAGCGCCTGTGGCTGGTTTCGGCGCGCTGCGCCGCTGGCGCGAAACGGCTCGGTGTGTCCACATTGGACGTGGTGTGAAGCAATGGGTAATCAAGCACGACTCGGTGACCCAGTGGGGAGCGCACGGCATCCAACCCGTACCTGGGGTATGTGATGGCGTACGCGCGGGCCGTCGGGACCTCGGTTGCACCTGCACTGTGGAAGAGAGAGGACTGGATCTCTGATGAAGTCGACAGAGGGGAAGCAAGACATGACCGACAACCTGCCCGTTCAGCATGATCGAATAAACAAACATCCTCGAACTGATCGGAGAAACCCACCGCCGCAGCCGCCCAGCCCGCCGGTCCGCCGGTCGGCGCACGATCACCGGACGCTGCCGCCGGACGCCTACATCCGCCCGACGCTTGGTGGATCTGCCGTTGTCGGCACGGCTGCGCGACGCGATACGCCATGTTCGCGGAGGTGCTGCAACCGATGGTCGACAACTTCGAGGCGTTGCAGCCGGAGGTTGTTCAGTGCTCTGTCTGCTACCGCAACTGGGCGGCTGGCCACCACAGGTTCTGAAGGAGCACTACTTCCAGCACACGTGGCTGCAGCGGCGCCTGGCGAAGTTCGGGATCCGATGAGTTTGAGGCCCGATCCTGGTGTCCGTCAGGATCGGGCCTCTTGTTTGCCTCAGGCGTCTGCACGTAGCCCCGCGTTTTCGCTGGGACCAGCGGCGGAGTTTCAGTCGCGCCGGGTCCGCCCAGTTCCCTGAAGGTTCCCCAATCCTCCCACCAAAGACACCAAACGTCAAGGGTGTACGTAGAAGGTATTTGAAGGTTGCGCGTGATCATACCCGAGAGTATGCTGCCGGTCATGAACGCACTGAACGCCAAGCTGATCTACGCGATGATCACCTCCATCGTCGTGATCATCGCCGCGGTCTGGGTGATCGAACCATGGGTACGCGAATGTGGCTTCCAGATGGCAGGCCTTGCAGCCAAACCTTTACGCCTTGCCGGGCGTAGCCGGGACCCGTACCGCCGTGGCACCTGGAACCAGCTGAGGTTCTACAACTACCGGCGCAGCTACCGAGGAGAACACCGTGGCTTCAACTGGTGAACAGGCCATGGAGGACGTCAGCAAAACACTCCTGGAGCTGGCGAAAGCCGTGGCCGAACTGACGGAGATCGTCATCAAGCAGGACGGCCAGATCAGACAACTCGAATCGGACCGCGGCCACCTACATCACGATTTGCGTTTCGCGTGTCGGCATCCTCGAAACGCCGTACCGAAAACTCACAAATCCCCCGAAGGTGGTATAGGTGAACATGGACAGCCGCGATTTGGTGATACCGGCGCCCGCGAGCGACGCAACGCTGGAGAAACCCTTCGAACTGGACGTCATCGGTGTCCTGTTCGAGGAGTTCCTCAACCGGCACAGCCGCCACGCCGAAGACGAGAGATGGCTCAAAGAGTTCAAGGCCGAGATACGGCTTCGGGTCCAACGATGCAGAGGTTGTATCGCTACAAGGGACGGCATCGTCGCGGTGGACGAACGCAACGGCAAGTTCACCTTGTCCAAGCTCGCCGAAACGGACCCCGATCTCGTGGCCCAGGTACACGCATTGGGTGACGACAGAAACGTTTCGACGAGGAGGCCTTCAGGCAGGATCATCCGAAGATCTGGGCGCAGGATGCGCGCCCAAAGTTTCAAAGTGAAGTAACGGCTTAGGGAAGCCGATGAGGAGACGGAGATGACAGTAAGAGGAAGGTCCACCCACGCGAACTTGTGGTTGGCGCGGAGCTGGTGGACACACCGATGACGTACTACGTCGTCTGGGTCGACGGAAGAACTAGGCACGCAACATGCTCCAGTGGAACCAGGAACCCGAGGAAGGCACGTCATGGTAACCAACCGCAAGGCGTCGCCTGCGAAGGTCACCGAGTATTGCAACGCGATGCTGGGCGACGAATGGCGCATCAACCCGCAGCCCGTGGTCTACTCTGAGACTGGCTGGCAGGAGGACGGGCAACAGCGGCTCAAGGCCATCGTGGAGGCCTCCAAAGACGAAGCCAGGGATCCGTATCCCACTGGCCGTCTGTGTGGAACGCCCCCGGACGCGGCACGCATGGTCATCGACATCGGCAAGCGGCGCACCTCAGCGGACTTCCTCAGGATGCACGGGCAGACCAACGCCAACGTCCTTTCGGCGGGCGCTGAAGATGCTGTACTGCTGTATGACACCATCCGCGGACGTTCCCTGAATCGTGGCGCCGTTCCCGCTGGTCCCCGCAGCTTCAGCTGAAGGTGCTGCAGGATAACCGATGCTGCTGGTAGGGTGTGCGAGCGGCCACGCGTTCCGGCATCTGTCACGGTGTCCCCGGCGCGGTCCTGTGTTATCTGAATCTACCGTTCGAATGGACGTCGGCGGCGACGTGCCACCTGGTTCATGCGAGGGCTGGAGAAGGGCGTCAACCCCGACGAGTTGGACGCGCGCTACGTGTTCCGTGAGGGCCTGGCGCGGGCCAACTACACGCACCGCGACTGGTCCAGCGAGGAGTTGCTCGGCATCGGCATCAAGGCTTTCAACGCCTGGGTGACCGGCGCCAACGACGACTTCACGTTCGGCCTGCGCAAGAACGAGAAGTACCCCCGATCGCCTCCGCCGCAGCGGCCCTGCCGCTGCAGAAGATCCTCACCGAAGCGGAACACCGGGCGATCGAGGAAGCGCAGAAGGCGGAGTTCGAGCACAAGAAGCCGAAGGACTCCTAGGACTACTTGTAGCGCAGCAGAGGTGTGATACTAAGTCGTATGACGCCTCTGCTCACCTTCAACGTCCTTGGAACCCCTGCGCCGCAGGGCTCGAAGAATGCCCGATACAATCCCAAGACGGGCAAGACGTTCGTTTACGAACAAAACAGCGAGGCTCAGCGTAGCTGGCGCCAGGACGTGTTGAACGCGGCGGTCATCGCGCGACGGGCGCTGAACCTGGAGACGATCGAGACCGCGGTGTGGGTGGACATCGAATTCCGGCTGCCGCGCCCGACATCGGTGAGCCTGCGGCGGCGCCCCTATCCCCATGTCAAGCCCGATGGCGACAAGCTGCAACGCAACACCTGGGATGCCTTAACCCAGGCCGGGGTTTTCCGCGACGACGCACTGGTGGTCAACTGGCGGGCCTCGAAGCGCTACGCCACTGACGACCCGCTCGGGGCGCCAGGCGCGACTATCCGTGTCGGCTGGTTCCGCCTCCTGAGATCATCTAAAGTACATGTAAGGGCCATCATGTACGAGGAGGCACCGTGAACCAAGCTAACCATGATCCGGACGACCAGCTGTCCACCACTGAGTGCGCGGTGCTGGCTAAAGTCAACCGGCGCACCATCGTCACCTGGATACGGTCGGGACAGTTGCAGGCGTCCAGGCTGCCGGGGCGGCGCGGCCACTATCGTGTCAAGTACGCCGACTTCAACAGCTTGATCAGCAAACCCGCGACAACAGACAGGGACATTGAATGAGTGTCGATGATCTAGACCCAGCGCGTAGCCGGTTCCTCGCCCGCGCCAGCGTCGAAGACCTCGCCCCGCTCTACAGTGCGGCGCTGTCCGCGCTTGAAAACCTCCACCGTGAAGGAAAACTGGCGCCTGTGGGGCCGTGGACGGATGCGTCTGGCGTTGAGCACGTGTCGTGGACGCCCGCGGACGGCAGCGTTCTGGAGTGCTACGCAGACATGCTGGGGCTCAATGGGCGCCCGATCTTGGAGGTCACCTCTAACGAGCGGATTCGGTATAACCGGATGCGTCGCCAGGCCCTCGCGGCGCTGTGACTGAACTGGCGCCCTTCGTCCTTGGTCATGTGGCGGGCGTTTGGCTGGCTGTAGATCTGCACCCACTCGACTTCCTTGTACGGTAGCCCGGCTCTTCTCGCCAAAACGGCGGCGATGAGCCGGGCGTTGTGCTGTACCCGCCAGCGGTCGTGCCCGGTCACGCGCAGGTCCATGATGTAGCTGCTGTCCTGAGCTGTGAGCATCATGCCCAGCAGCGACGGATGGCGCGATGTGATGGCCTCTCGCGCCGCCACCAACCCGTGCAGTGCTTCATCGTGACTCTTGGTGCCCAGCGGCACCCGGAAGACATGGACCTGGATCACCGTATCAGGATACGGCAGACGGGCTCTGCTTGTCCGTGCCCATCTTGGTTGTGACGATCGAGGTCAACAGGGACAGGATCATCATCAACACGGTTGTCTGTGTGATGAACGTGTAGTCGAGGTGTTTGATCCGGTGACGTCGGTGCCTATCAGCGTGATGAGCGCTTGGGCGCCGGTTTTGATCATCCGTTCGGTGACTTCTTTCCACCATTGTTTGGCGAACATGTCAACCACTCCAAGCCTTGACGATCAGGAAGATGAAGGTGACCGCGGCGGTGAGGCCAGCGCCGATGACCTGGGCGCGTAGGGTACGACGCTCCGAGCGATCCTTCTCGATGTCCGCGTCGACACGCTTGATCTCCAGGCTGGCGTCGTTCTCGATCCGTTTCAGTTCCAGCGTAAGGTTTTCCAGCCGGACGTCGAACGTGCGCATCTCGGCCATGTAGACGTCTCTGCGAACCATGCCGGAGATCGCTTCCCGGAACTCTGATCGGAAGTCAGACAGGGTACGAGAAATCTCGGCGAGACGAGGGATGTCGTCAGGTTCGGGCATCGTCACACCTTGATCATCGCATCCGGGCTTGACTTGGACAACATAGCTGACGTTACGCGCGTGCGGACTTGTACGGAAGCATTGAACCGGAAGTCAGATCAAGGTAGAATTGGGACGTGACCGACGAGAAGATGGACCCCGTTAGCGCCTCGATGATGGCCCTGCGTTCATGGGACAACTGCCTTGGTGCCCTTGCCGAAGTACGCGAATCTCTCGATGAGAGCATGCGTAAGGTTTGGGACCAAGGCATTTCCCGTTACATTCCGGATCCGCTGGGATGACGCTGTCAACGCCTTACTGCGACGGCGACGCCTCCAAGGCCGCCCGCTGGATGGACCTTGAACTGGAAAACTTCAACACCAACGAAACCGTTCTGCGCGCCTCAATGATCGACCAAGGCCCGCTGATGATGGAGCTGTGTGCCTATGCCATGCTGCTGGCCACCATCTGGCCCGGGGAGCGTCCCGCCTGGCGCGCGTTCAAAGCGATCGTCGATCACCTCAGCATGCAGGCGCGATAATGCTGTATCTGCTTGTGACCGGCTCCCGTAACTGGGATGACGAGGCCTTCATCTGGGCACAGCTGACCAGGCTTTACATCCTGCACGGCGGCCTCCAGATACACCACGGCGACTGCCCTGAGGCGGCGCCGACCAGATCGCCGACGAGTGGGGCAACGCGTTCAATGCTGTGACACCGAAGGTGAGCGTCGTCAAACACCCGATGGACCGTCGTCGCTATGGCAAGAGGGCTGGCCCCATCCGCAACAGTGAGATGGTCGTACACATCGCGGACCTGATGTCGCAGGGGCGTTCTGTAGCCTGTCATGGTTTCAACCGGGACCGTTCCCGTGGCACCAGCGACTGCACCCGTAAGGCCATGCGCGTCGGGATCCCGACGGTCAGCCACGCCTGGATCAACGGCTATGCGATCAAGACGGTCACCGATGACCGGCTCTTCCCCCTGGAGTTTGTGCCGTGAAAACGAACCCTGCCAAGGAAATGATTGCCGTGCTGGTGGCGCGACGTAAGGCTCTCGGATGGACGCAAGGTGACCTCGCTGAGAAGATCCCGTGTGTCCGTAAGACGGTGGTGTCGTGGGAGAACGGGCGATCGTGGCCTATGGCCCAGAGCCTCAATCGGTGGTTGCAGGTTCTAGGATTTGATGGTCTGGCACCGACCGCGCGAGGGCGGCTTGTGTCTGCGGTCCGGCACGGCCATCCACCAGGAGCTGGCGTTGTGATTGAAACGCCTTCAACGCCACGGCGGTCGCTGACCCAAACAGCCCATCCACAACCAGGCTTGCGCCCCAGGCATTCAAGAGTGCCTGCAACGCCCTCACGTCTTTACGGATCGACCCCAGCGCCAGTTCAGGCCAATCGAAACCCATGATCAGCTCCCACGGGGCTTGGGAGTTCTCGGCTGTGCTCTCGCGCAGGATGGACACGTGCACGTATCCGGTGTGCTGGTTGGCGCCTTCGTAGATGCGTGGCCGGTACCGGTCGGCGTCGCGGTAGATCCGGCCGTCGAAGATGACGTAACGGGTAGCCGGGTGCAACATGGCTGATGCCACCACAACTTGAGCGACTATGCCTTCTACGTCGACATCACGTGCACGTACGACGCCCGTGCGCGGGTCCGGGTTGTGGTCGGAGATGCGTCCCTTCGACCACACACCACCCAGCCAGCCGTCAGCTTCCGCGTACAGGCCACTACGCCGCGCCTTCACGGTGGCGCCTAGGATGCGCAGACTGCGGGCCTCATGCGGCGCTGGCATCTTCGTCCCCCTGCTCTTCGAGGCGCGAGGTGTCGAAGTCGCCCAGGAGGGCCTCTGGAAAGTCATCTTCCCCATTGTCAGCTATGTCGCTTGCCTCGTGTTTGCTAGCCATACAGACACGTTAGCTGACGATGGTGCCGGTGACCGTGACCTCGGCGATGGTGACCGCTGCGACCGATGTCGACTCGGGGATCTTGATTTGGACTGTGCTGCCCACGCTTGAGCCGCCGTCGCCGCCCTCCTTCTGCGCTACGAGCGCTTGGAGGATGTCAAATCCTTGCGGCCCATACGTTTTGCCGTCGCCGCCCGTGATGATGATCGACACCCACGTGGCAGTCTCGTCACCGTAGCCGCCATCCGGCCCGAAGTTCGGCAGCGCCGCCGGATTCACCCGCAGCATCTGCAACTGCAACGCCTTCACCTTGTCGTTCTTCTCGCCGTACTTGCAGAACATGCTGCTGTCATCCCCTCCGAATGGATCGAATGTCCCGATCGACCTGTCAATCCAGTCGGTCCGGATCGAAATATGTACGTGCTTGTCCGACGACGGGTACTCTTCCCAGGTGATCCCGTCACCGTCCAGGTCGCGCGAGTCCAGGTGCTGGTTGTCGTGGTTCATGTATTTCAGCCACGGGTACTCGCCAGCACGAGCGCCGTCCTCGATCAGCTGCCCCAGCTCCCGGACGTTGTCAAGATCGATGGCAGTGACGATGTAGCCAGGCAACTTCACCGGCCACGCCGTCGCGGAATACGGGGTGTGGTCCTGCGGCGGGACATGCTGCAGGTGCTCCTCATTGCCGATGGTGCCCAGCACTTTCACACCGTTGGCCTGCGCCCACGTTTGAAGTTCCGCGATGGGGCGCGCGGGGACCCAGGGTCTGCCCGCAGCATCCCAGGTGTAGTACGCCTGCGACGCCATCATGCACCTGCATCATTGAACAGGTCATCCATGTCGACAATGTACCCTAAAGCGCCACACCGTCGTTAGAGATGTTCCTGCCGACTTCGTACACTGCGATCTCTGCCGGGACCACGGGGTCGGCGAACAGGCTGACGTTGCCGGTTCCGGTGAGCCGGAACACGCCCATCAGGATTGACGCCGTCGTGGTATTGGTGGCCGAGAAGTAGACCACTGAACAGTCGCCTGACACACCGTTGCCGATGTTGGGGATAGTCCGACGAGTTGAACAACGTAATCAACGTAGACGCCGTAGTCGCTGCACCGGCCAAGCTCAGGTACGCCCGCATGCTCACAGAGTCGTTGGCAACGCTGGAGAAGATCGTCCCGTTCAATGTGACCAGATACTGGTTACCGGCGCACAAGCGGATGTTGTCCAGGCGCAGGACCCCAAGCGGTGTTGTCGTGGTCGTGCCGGAGCTTGTCGTACGGTTGCCGTACTTGATGAGTACGCCAGTTTTACCGGCGGCGCCAGCGCGCGTCCCGCCAACAGCCAGCCATGAGGAACCGTCGGTGGATATGGACGACTGCCCCACCAGGGCTACGTTGTCGCCGATGGTCGGCACGTAGGTATCCAACAGACCCACCGAGTCGGCGTCGTAGTTGGTGCCCTGCACGCCAATTATCAACGGGCTGGTACTGGTGACGATCCCCATTCGAACTGACGCTGGCTGCCCGCGATCTTTGCCAATCTGGTCAAGTAGTCCCATTACTCAGTGCGCCATACCCTCAGCCGCGAACGGGCTTGCACCGTTGTCGCCGTGGCATCTGAAGCCTGTTGTGCCGCCTGGATTTGCAGGTTCCCGGCGTTCGTGGACATCGTCATCTCGCCGTACATTCTGCAAATCAGCGGCGTGCCGACACCGTTGCCGCCCACCGAAATCGCTGTACCCGAGGTGCCGGTGCAACCGAACGTTGGGTCACCGATTGTCGCGATGCCCGCGCCGATCATGCCCCAGATCATTGTTGCGCCGGTCGGGATGGTGAACGCGAACTTGATGTCCGCCGCCGTTGCCGCATCGTAGAAAATCGTTGCCTCGAACCCGAAGATGGAGTTGTTGATGCCAGTCGGGAAGGCGACCACGAGGTCTGTGACATTCTGCAGTGTGGTGTTGGACGGTCCCACGTTCTGGTTGGCTGTCTTGCGGACGTGGGCGAACAGAGAGCGTGTGTAGAGGCTGATGTGGTTGGTGCCGTTGTAGACGTCCACGCGGTTCTCGGTGGCAAGCCCCGACATCTCATTCTCTGCCACTACGAGCATCTTCGCGGTCCGGTCGGCAACGTCGGTGTAAAGCCGCACGAGGCGTGGCTCTACGCCTGCGACGAAGTTTCCGAACGCGGTTGGGTTGTTCGCGGCGTCGGCCCCGATGGGAAGGCTTAGACCTTGATCAGTTGTTGCGCCTGGCATTTCAGCCCTCCTATGCGAGCCTGACAATCAAACGGATATTTAGGTGAAGCGATGCGGTACCAGCGCCCGTACCAGCGAACAGCATCGTGGTGTCGATGACCTGACCGGACGTGACGATGGTGGCTGTGCCGGGCAGATCCCATTGCTTGGACAGCGGGCTGCCGTCCTCGTTGTTTACTGAGCGTGCGAAGCGGGCAGTACCGGCCACCCGGACCGCCAGCCGCGCGTAGGTAACGGTTGTAGCAACAACGCTGGTGTACGCGTCCACGACGTAGATGCCCGAAACTGGTGCGGTGTAAGTGGAGCCAGCGTTCACGAGGGGTGTTACTGCACCGGCCACTATCGCGCCCTGGGTTGGGCTCATGTCCTGCTGGACGTTGTACCTGCCGATGGCAAAATCACGGTCAGCCGCGATGTCCAGTAGCTTGGCGTCTATCTGATCCGCCAATGTTTTGAACGCGGCGAAGTTGATTGCGTCGCTCTCGCACGGGTAGGTGAATCCATAGATCGGTGTGTTAGCTGGCATGGCTACACCGTCTTCAAGGCGACTTGATCAGACAGCCGGTGCGCAAAGTAAATCGCTCCGATGCTGATGTTCAACGTGCTGGATGTGTTGCCGTGCAAGAACCGGAACTGAAGAACGTCATCTAGCCCGTTGGCGACCACAGTCGTGCACCCGATCATGTCAACACCGTTGCCGGAGTTCGCCTCGAACTGGGTTTCGCTGAAGACGTAACGGTCCACTTCGGAGAAGAACGCGTTGGCGCGGCGCGTGACGATGAACAGGTGCCTGAATGTGTTGTCGTTGACGGCACCTGTTGCGATGGCGTTGATGTAGCAGCCGACAAGCCACACCCCGGCGGGCATCACGGTGCCGAAGCTGGTGTACGAGGAGTTGGCGAAGGTAAGCGCGGTGCTGCCGGTACCGGCCAGGGTGGACTGCACGTTGTTGGTGGTTGACTGTGTCGCCGTGGACGTGCGAATAAGCGTCGGCAGGTTGACTGCTTGGCGCAGCAACCTTTCGACCGGGAACAAGCATGCCTCTGCTGAGAGCGCCGTCTCCTGCAGCTTGAGCGCGACCGCGGCATAGTTCTCCGGCTCCATGCAGTCGAAACAGTCGGTCATGGCGACGCCCTGTCCGCATGCCAGAAGACCGAGAAGGTAGCCGCCTGGACGGTGATCGCGAGTGTCGTGGAGTCGTCCCGGGTTACCAGCAGCGCCCGTCGCGTGGAGCCGGTGTTGATCGTCAGGTTGGCTGTGTTGAGCCCGAGTGTCAGGCCCGGGATACCGGTGCGATCCAAGACAATATCCTGATCACCGGAGATGAACAGGCGCACATAGTTGTTGTTGATGCCGGTGGATAGGACCGTGGCTGAGCCAACGAGAACGAAACGCCCAGCCCGCCTGATGGTGACGCCAGCTGGGTCGAAGTCGAAGTCGACCAGGTCCGCGGTGTCCACGCTGAGGGTGTCGAAGGGGATTTCGCCATTGGATGCGACATCTACCGGCGTGGTCACCATCATCCGGGCGATGGGGATGACGGGGTTGGTGCGATCGATGACCGTCTGAAATCCATCGATGACGGTTTGCAGGGCGTCGGTGAAGTCGCACCATTGGCTGGCGAAGTCACACGGCCTGTCCAGTGCTGTTGGATATGGAAGTGCGAAGTTGGCTGTGGTCGCAGTCATCGCACCTCCTAGACCTTCCCCAGCACAAGCGACCTAGTTGATACTACCATCGGCGTTGCTAGACCTAGAGGAACGCGCATATCTGAGATCACCTGGACCACTTCCCGGCCGTCCAGCTGCAGCAGCAGCGCGTCGCCAAGTTCAAGCGAAGCGTCGGCGGGCATCTCAAGATCCCAGGTTTCAACCGGCGCGACGGAGCTGGCGAGCAACGTGGCTGCGGCGCCCTGCGCGCCCGCCTGAGTGGCCGGTGTCTGAAGCCGCTGGAGCAAGCTACGGACGCCGAACTGGCCAGCCGAATAGGTCGGTGAGGTTGGGTCCGTGTCAGCCTGTGTGGCGAACACAGGGGTGTCTCCGTTGAGGCGCTCCCCTGACACAGTGACGACGTTGTAGATGGACTGCCGGGTCCGCGAGCATGTCCAGTCGGTGACCACCCCGCCGTCTCCCTCGCTCAAGGTGACCACCGGGTCTTGTGCCACAGTCCACGGCAGACGTCGCAGCACGAAGGACCCGTCCGCCAGCGCATACCAGATCGCCGAAGACGACACTGCCATCTCGTCCAAAGCCGCCGATCGGTTAAGTTCCCACGTCAACGGCTTGACGCGCACGCTGAACGTGTCAGAGACGCCGAACTCCGCGTCGGGTACACCGTCACGGATCAACCGGACGAACTCCGCATAGACAGTGTTGGCTGTCTGCGAGTTTTGCGGGTTCACGAACTGGTTGTCGGCGACGTCGGAGGCCCGGTCCGCGCACGCCACGGTGACATTCCCGGCCCGGTTGGACTTACTGACATCGCGGATACGTCCGCGGAACACCGGCCACGTGTACTTGTCCGAGCCATCGGCAAGCATCACACCGCGGAACGCCCGTATCTCGTTGCCGAACGGGGCCAGCAAGTCATCGGTGTTGACCGGATACAGGTCTGCGGGCACGGTTATCTGCAGCGAGCGTGTGACACGAGAATTCAGCGAGGCCGACACCTCGCCGTTGTAGAAGCACAGACCGCCTTCCGGTTCACCGCCGCGTTGCGCGGGGATCAGGCTTTCCAGCGGCACACCAAGACCCGACCAGACCTCGATGCGCACATAGTGCCGGTGAGGTTTGGCAAGGATCTCCCGGTAGAACGGGTCTGCGCCGCCAGCAAGCATCACAGTCCATTCAGCAGTTGCGTCCAGGTGCGACCGCCGCCAGCAACAGCGGTCCAGTTCGCGAATTCGGTGTTGACCTCGCTCCAGATGCGCAGCGCGTCGAAGTCTGAACCCGGGCCGTGGTTTCCGGCAGCACCGAGCAACAGGTCACGCCACGTCAGGCCACCGATCACCATTGACTGCCAACTGGTGTAGATGTCACACATGTCTTGGACACGGGTGCCGCACACACCGTTGGCCGGGCCGGACTGGCGCTCAACGGTGATGTAGGGCAACGACATCAGCCTGAACTCGTCGCGTTGGTCGATCGACAGTCTGGTTTCGGTTTCCTCCCCGACGCTGATGTAGCGATCGTCTTGGCAGTATTCGCTGGGTAGCTGGAGAAGCAGCACATCGCCTGAGGCGTTGATCTGCACAATCGCGTCGCGTGCGTCGCAGTCATGGGCAATGAGGCGTAGTTCGGTGCGTGGTGAGCGACGGCTGCGGTTGGTGGGTATAGGGAATTCACGGTTCACCGGGTCGATGACGAGCGTCGCCGCGGGGCGACCATCGGAACTTTGCCCGGCGTAGGAGATCCGGTTGTCGTCGTCACAGTCCCCCAGCATCGGGCTGCATATGCCGATTGTCAGGTCGTTGCACGGGCTGTTGGGGTCTTTGAGCCGGATGTTTGTGGTGTCGGTAATCGTTGCTGTGGTGCAGACGTTGACGTTGACGGCGGCTTCTTGTGTGACCTTAACTTCGTCGTAGTAGAACAGGGTGGTGTTAGGTGGGATGCCCAGTGCGACAACCCGGAAGTCGGTGATGGTCGCATCAAGCGTGGGTGTCATGGTGAAGGTGATGTAGCGCCACTCCGCGTCGTCGATGATCTCGGCGTCAGACAACACCGTGGATACGGTACCGTCCGAATAGGATAGTGTGAGTTGTATCTGAACTGCGTTGTAGCCCTGCGGTGAGAGCACCCAGCACGAGGCTGTCAACGGAATGTCAGACATGATACCGGCCATGGACGGGTGCACGATGCCGACCGAGGCGCTCGTGCCGTCGGGGGTGATCCGGCCGGACATGGCGCCGGAGTGGGCGAATGTCGCCGAGTCGACGAGGGTGCCGCCCGTCGCGGTCCACGGTGCTGTGCCAAGCTCGAAGGAAGAGTTGCTCGTGAAGTTCGTTTCGACACCTGATGCGATCAAGCAGTAGCTGAGCAAGGTGTTCAGCGGCGGTTCGGTGTCATACCACAATCCCTTACTGCACGACAGAAGCAGATTGCCGTCTGCGTCGTATGCGATGTAGGGCCGCAGGGTGACTACTTCACCGGTGACGGTGTTGGTGCGCTGGACGCCGCCGTACAGGACCGCTGGCGTGTCGGTCCAGTCGGCCTCGATGCGAACGTACGCCTCGTTGGGGAACGTGGTCGCGGTAATGGTCGGCACTACAACCCCCTTGCCCCGTAAGCCATCTCGGTGCCAAGTGCTTTGTTGTTGCGGTCGACAACGCGGACCATGTATGTGTCAAGCTGGTCGTTGCCGATGAATACGTAGCACCATTGGCGCGTCGCCACCCATGCCGAGCATTGAGGCCAGACCTGAATCTCTGGCCAGTTGCGCTGCCCGTCCCGGCTTGGACAGCGGGATGATGACTTCCGGTCCAGCTTCACCGACTATGGCCTGGTATTCGGGCCGTTGACGATGCCACCTTCAGCGAATTCCGAGAACGGCCGTGTACCGCCGGACGGTAGCCCGGCGCTGTTGTTGAGCGCTCGCGCCATCGCGGCGGCATGAGCCAGCGCTTCAGCGGTCTTCTTCGCCTTCTCCTGGATGACGTCAAGCCATGCCTGGTTGCCGACGGGATGTCAGCGAACGCCATCGCCTCGTCGAACATGGCGTGTAGCTGTGTGGTGTTGGCTCCGGCGGCGCCTGCTTGCTTGTAGAGGGCTTCGGTGAGCCGGTCCTGCATGTCCGCGGCCTGCTGTGAGGTGATCTTGCCTTGCGCAAGCAGGGCCATGACTTGGTCGTGGATGGCTTTGAGCGCGGACTCGAACGCCCGCAGGTTCTCGCGGCCCTCCTTGGTGGTGATGTTGAAGGTGCTGCCGTTCTGCTTGATGGCCTCGGTGAGCCGGTCCAGGGCTTCCTCGTAGGCGATTTCTGAATCCACCAACGCGAACGCGGCATTGTATGCATCGTCCATGGTGCGTACCAGTTCTTCCATGGCCTGTTGTTGCTTTTGTGTGGCCACAACGTTGGCTTCTTGTTGGTAGTTCAGGTCGTTGAGGGCATCACCGAACAGTTCGGTGGAGTCGGCGGCGTTGTCGGAGTCTTGAATCCATATGCCGAATATGCCGGTGAGGAACGGTACGGCGTCAGCGATTTTGCGGACCCAGCCGTACAGTTCGGCCATTATGAACAGCAGGCGCCCGATGTTGACGATCAACTGCGCGACCATCATGATCAGGTCGTGCAAGGCGATACGGCCTTCGTCCCCGGTGGCCGCCATCAGTTCGAAAAATTCACCCAGCGCCGAACCGAGGATCTCGAAGTCTTTGCCAAGTTCGTCGATGAACGGCGCCAGCTTCGGGCCGATCCGCTGTACGGACTTAAGGATCCGGTCGACCATGCCAAGCAGGCCGCGAGTCAACGGCTCCACGAACAGCGAGGACTGCAGGAAGATGCTGCGCAGCAACGGTGTCCATTGATCGAACGCCAACCGGATTTGGTCTAGGCCTTTGAGTGTTTCGATGATGAACGGTTCCGCGAGCCCGGCCAGCTGGATGCGCAGATTAGTGAATACGTCTGTGGCTTTGGTTCTGACCTGTTCGAACTGGAATGCCAAGATCACACCGATGGTGGCGAAGGCGGCACCCAGGGCAGCAGACACCAGAGCCGCCAGCGCGCCGGACAGGATCGGCAACGCCAAAAGCAGGGCGCCGACGATGGCGGCTTTCGCTTCCATCGGCAACGCCGAGATGCCGTCATCGAGAGCGGAGGCCAGCGCAGAGGAGATCCGGACGAACCAGCCCTTCTTGTCGTTGCGGTTGAACCGTCTCTTGGCGCCGTCTTCGAATTCCTCGGCTAGCCGCTCTCCCGCGTGACCACCGGTTTGACTGACAGACTTCTCCAGGGATCGACCGAGACCGGTGTGGATCTCCCGTTCCATGTTGTTGACGGCCTCTTCGACCTCGTGTTTGAGGCCTTGGGTGAACGGTCGCATGTCCGCCTTGACGGCGATATATGCCTCACCCAGCTTTCCCATGCAAACATAGTAGATCAGAGCGTCTTAGTTAGTCAGCGGCGAATGCTTGCGCCATCGTCTTGATCTGGGTAAAGTCCCGCCGCACCGCCACGCCCACCGGTAGCCGGTTGAGTTCAAGATCGAACAGTGTGCGGCTCTTGTCGTCCTGCCCGTCCCAAAGCAGCATGTAGGCGGCGTCTAGCCAGTCACAATATGCCACGGTGCGGGCGGAGACTCCCTCGCGCAGGAGTCGTCCGTTGATATAGGGCCAGCCCTGGATGCAACGCTTGGACAGGTTACGCACCCACCACCAATCGCGCCCCCCAGCTCTCCCAAGAGCAACCCGCGCGGCGTTAGCCCATCGATCGTCACGATCAGGGAACTGCAACGAAACTCGGAGCATTGCCTCACATTGATCTTCACAGACAGCTCCCGGGAGGATCCCAGTAAGCCCTTCCAGATCCGCCCCAACCAGTCCGAGCCATTCGTATGCAGTGTCAGGGTACAAGTCCCATTCGACATCGAAGCAGACCACTCGTACTTGCCCTGGCCGAACCGTCTGAAAGACATCAACGCCGTGCCCGGGATGCATTCGTTGTCTTCTTCGCCGCCGTCGTCTTCTTCGCTGCTGCCTTCTTTGCTGGTTTCTTTGCTGGCGGCGGCGCGTCGTCGGGCAGTTGTTGTTCGCGCATCTTGCCGTTGCCGAAGATGTTCATGACATCGGCCAGGTCGATTTCTCCCGTCAGCATCTTTGTTTCCACGAAGTCGCGGTCGTCGGGATTGATGAAGCGAGATTCGGCAACATCGAGAACCGTCGTCCCGATCTTGGAGGAAAGCTCGGCCTTGATGCTGATGTCATCGGTCGCCCTGAACTGGGCATGGAGCCGGTTAAGCACCCGGCGCAACGCAATGAGTTGCCCCTCGCTGCTGTACTTGAACTGCATCTCCCGTCCGGCCAGCGTCAACGGGAACGTATCTTCGACAACTTCCTCAGCCATGCTGACCATGTTACGGCAAGCGCGAACGTGATACAGGAAGTGACTTCGTGACGAAGCCGTTCGCCCGCCCGTACAAATGCATAGGTGTGGTCAGATAGCGGACGGGCCGCTTGTTGCCTGGATGTTTGACCTCAGGGAACCAGAACATTGTCTTGGTCCGGCGTCCCTTTGACTTGTGCTGAATAAGCAGCGAGCCCCGCTCCCAGCGGAACCTCAGAATCTTTCCCTGCTTGGAGATGATGCGGTGTGCTTCCGACCCCTGATGAACCGTGGCAGCCCAGTCGGTGTTGGCGCCCACGTAACCGGAGACGATGTTGACACCGACGTCGATTTTCGCGTTCAAAGCGTTGATCAATGGACGCCCGGACTTGCGGCGTCCTGAACCGGACAGGTGGTCGCCACGGGGCGCCAGCCGCCGGGCGCCTGTGAGGATCTCGCGCGAGGTGCGCTGAACCAGCGGTGTCGTCAGCCGCTGAGCCGTCGAATACACCGCCGGGTAGTCAAGCACTACCCTTGCCATCGCCGTCCCTTCCGCGGTCGATCCATTCCCACAACCACACCACGGCCAGGAAAGCTAGCAGGCCCAACAGGACCCAGCCAACTGCGTCCATAAAACGAACTTAACAGCAGCGCGGCAAACCCACCAGGACAGGCATCGAACGTTCGATGCAGTCGGCGGTCAGATTCACTGTTGAAGTACCCGCCAGCCACAGGCGCCCGCGCGGTAGCAGCGGACCCCAGCAGCACAATGCTTTGCGCATTGCCTCCATGTCGTTGGCGTCGGTCTGCGCCGCCACCGTCCAGTCCGTGCATGACGGACCTGCGTGGGTTCCCATGCCGGGGACACACCGCACCACACCCAATGTCAACTCGACTGCCCACGACACTGGGAAGCAGCCGTTGCCTTTGGCTGGCTCGGTGTCTGGCAACGGGAATGTCGACGACGGGTACATGTTGCCGATGCGCACGTAGGCCAGGCCGGGACAGCACACCTTGTCCAAGGCACTGTCGGCGTCCACGTCCTGAATGGTGAGGTCGCCTGTACGCAGGCAGCAGTTGGCGGGAGGGTTCGGGTACGTGTCCAGCAAGTCACACAGACAGGTGAGAAGCTGGTTCGCCATCGGGATGAGCGTTGTCTCGTCGGCCATTATGGGCTGGTCACCGTCCGTGGGACATTCAGCTCAGGGGCGTAGATGCGCAGCCGCTGCTTGAGCCGATAGGGGTTGAGGGCTGTGATCACCATGTCGACTTCCCACATACCTGTCAGGCCGCCTTCGAGGATCTCGGTTGGGTCAAGCATGTCGATGGTGATGCCGTTACGCGCCAGCGATGTCACGCGGGAAGACAGCCTGCATTCCGCACCCGGTGTGCAAGCTTTCCCGAACTCACACGCCAGCGTTGAAGAAGCTGTGAGCAGCGGGGTCGGTATCGGGTCGCCGCGCTTGTAGGTGACAACGAGGACGTTGGCGCCGTCGTCGGTGTCCATGTCCGCGCAGACCGGCCAGCATTCCCCGCCGGTACGCACCAGCCAGTGGTTGTCGTCGACACGATATGTTCCAGGGTCGACGACAACACCGCCGATGGTTACCTGCGTTACCGAATCCACAGGCCCCATCAGCCGCAGCTGGCAGCGAGGATCGCAGCAACAGATCCCCGCGCAGGCGCAGTTGAACCAGGTGCCGTTGAAGATGTAAGGCACCCACGTTCCGCCGGACCAGTCGTAACCCCAGAATTCGCCGAGACCGTCCTGGCAGCGTTTCAAACCGCAGGGGCGCACAGTCACGTCGCACAACCCGTACATGCGGCCTGTTGCCGCCCACATGAAGAGCGCTGCGAATTCTTTGCTCGCGACCTGGACGGCAGGGTCAAGCCCGGACCAGGTGTCACAACAGATCGGATCGGGGATGGTCCACCCGCATGGGGCTGCCATGTCTTACCTCCCTGTTGCTCTGCCCAACCCGGGCTCCTTGTCTACTAGGTTACGGGACGAAAATCTGTTGCTCCGTCCACACCGTTGTCACCGACGCGTCCGTGACACGGATGGTGAACGTGCCCGGCCGGTATGGGTAGGTGTGGTTGGAGGCCCCGGATTCAGCGGCGCCGTTGGTTGAGGTGCCGTCGCCCCACGTGATGTTGACGGTGCCGTTGCCAGCGAAGTTCGCGTAGTTCAGCGTGATCGCCAGCGGGTTGCCGCCAACGTTCATGGTGATCGTGGAAATCGTTGGCGACTGAGCGTTGTCGGCAGCGCAAGTGTTGGGGTCCTTGAATGCGACGGTGCCGTTGTTCGCGGCGAACGTGATGTTGGTGCCCGCCACGTAGCCGGACAACAGGTCCGCACCGCTGGGCTCCAGCGCCAGCGCACCGATGGAGAACAGTTCCTCCGGAATCCAGATCGACGGCTGCGGAGTCGTTGACAGGATACGGATTTTGTTGTTGTTGTCGCGATTGGCGACACCGCCAGCCCAGCACTGGACGCGCTGGGCAACCGACTGCAACATAGCGTAAGTCGGGACGGTGATTGTCAAAGAGCCGCCAGCCACAGTGAACCCTCCTATGTGACAGTGATCGTTGCGGAACGGTACGTCGGCGATGAGTAGCCAGTTGGTGTAAACGTCGCCGTGTAGGTACCTGCCACGTACGAGTGGCTCTTGGTGGTGCCCGTGGTGACCGTTTCCACGGTCAGGTCACCCCAGTCGATGGTTGCTGGAAGGATCGGGTCGCCGTTGGCGTCCAGTGGGAAGGTACCGATGCGGGGTACTGAGGCCAGGCCGGAAGTTGGTGCTACCGCGAACACTGGCGTCAGGTCCTGGCAGCCGCACTGCCCAGGCGGAGGTGCCAGCGTTGTCCACTGGAAACACTTGTGTGCGCGTGGATCAACGGCCACCAGCAGCACGTCCGGCAGTCCGATGTCAGGTCCGGACTCGTGAACGATGACGTTATATGGGCCGGTGCTCCACTGGTTGCCGCCGCGGGTGATGCCGGTGACGGTGAAGTTGACGACACCGTTGTTGATGGTGACGTCGCCGATCATGCCCTGTGTGATGCGTGGCAGCAGGCCGTAGCCGTAGGTGACATCTTCGTCGGTGCACTCGTCTTCGGTGTTGGTCCAGAACTCCAGCGCGAAGTTTGCGGCCTCGGGTGAGTCCGGAATTGTGCACCAGCCGACCGCTTGCGGTGTGACCGCGTCGTTGTAGATCAGCGGCTCCGCGGAGACGATGTTGAACAGCTCCGGGTCCACGTTGCAGAAGGTGACAGTCACCTCGTACCAGCGCAGGATCGGAGCCTTCGGCTTGTCCACACAGATGTCACCGTTGGCGTTGAGCTGCAACGCGTCCTGACGTTCCTGCAGCACCTTCGTCAACGCGATGTCGACGAACGATTCGGTGACGGCGTAGTCACAACCGTTCGAGGTTCCGTCCGGTACTTCACCACAGGGTCCAAGGCGTGTGACCCGTGCGGCTGGTGCACGGACAACGGAGTGGCATACCGATGGCATTTACTCCTCCTTTATCTCGTTGTCCGTGCCCTGCACGGGTTGCTTCTTGCGCGGGCGGCCACGCTTCTTAGGCTTTGCCTCCGCCGCTTCGTCGCCGTCGTCGTCTTCCTCGTCGGTTTCGAAGCGCGCATAAACCTCTAGCGGGACAGCGAAGCCGGTCGTCGGCCAGGTCACCCATTGCAGCGTGTTGCCGGGTAGACCCATGTCTTCGATGACGGCCAGCAGCCGTTGCCCCACGTCCTTATGCTGCCCGGGTTCCGGTGTGATGATCACTACGTCCACAGGGTCACCGCCTTCGCGAAACCGCCGCATTCGTAAGTCACCACGTACTCGCGTTCGGCGATCAGTTTCATCTGGTTTGTGGTGCGATCCAGGGAACCTTCGACCGGCGCTATGAGCACCCCGTTGTCTGGGGTACGCCAGATCGTGGTCTGCCCGGTCAGGTACATCCAGAACACACCGTCGGCTGGCACAGCGCCCGCAGGGTCATGGTTGGCGTAGCAACCAGCGGAGACCACGGTGCCCATCGGCGTGCGCCAGCGGGTGCCGTCGAACTCTATGAGGTGCTCGCGCTTGAGATAGTTCAGTACCGGGATCGCCACGTGCAGATAACCGGGTACCCCGTACTGGATGGGGTTGGCCGCGGTGCCGCAGTAGCGTGCACGCTCAAGCTCGGAGAGCACGTCAACGACGTTGTCTCCTGCGCCTACGACGGTTTCGATGCCGTCGCCTGTGATCAGGCCCGGCGACTGGCCGAAACCTGAAGTGGAGAAGACGTCTTCAACCGCTGACTGCTCAACGCCTTTGAGGCGTTCGATGACGAACGCCCTGTCCTCTTCATAACTGAAACCCGCGGCAACCACATTGCAGCGTGGCGGTAATCAGGAACGGTGCCCCGACAACGCTGGTGGTGCCGTTGAGGTTCCAGAACGCGGCCTTCGAGTCGTGCGGGGCCGCACACTTCACCTCGTACGCGTTTGCCTTGCCACACAATGCGGTGTTGTAGCGGACGCCGCCCGTCTGCCCGTGCGGCGGAATGTCCAACGGCCCGACGGCAGCCTGGAGGATGCCGTAGCGCAGCGGCATCGACGGTGTCGGCTTTGCAACTGGTACTGGCGGGGGTTGTCGCTACCATCAGTCACCTCCTTCAGCGACTTGTGGAAGGGAGGGCCAAGGTTTGACCCTCCCCTACCTGATCGCTTATGGAGTCACGTCCGTGCAGGTGACTGCGCGCTGTGCACCGGTTGAGCCGTTCGCGCAGATGTTGATGGTGTAGGCCCAGGAGAACTGGCACATCTTCATCGGCTTGAAGCCGTCTTCCATGAACAGCTGCGTCACGAGGTTCTGCTGCAGGTTCGTTGAGTCGTAGACGTGTCGAGGCGGATGACGTCCTGACGTCCGACAACCCATGTGCCTGGCAGGTAGACCAGGAACGTCACTGAGGTTGGGTTGTTGAACAGGGCCGCCGCGATCGGTCCGGCAGGGTTACCGAACTGGTGGTTGACGTCGATGGCGCCCGCGCCGTTGGTTGGGTCGAACGCGTCCTGCCAGTTGTAGATCCACTGAACGCGGACGTAGCGCCGTGCAAGCGCGGCGTCGATCATCTGGTCGGTGAGTTCCTCGGTGTGGGTTGCGTTGCGGCGCAGCCAGTCCGAGCGCAGCGCTGTACGTACCCAGTACGGGAAGACCATTTCGACCATCTGCGTGCGCGAGGTGCGGTAGGCGTAGCGCACGTTCATCGCCACCATGTCGATAGCGCCCATCAGCTGCGACCAGACGCTGCCGTCTGAGACCCATGGGTCCAGTGTCGACAGAAGGATCGCGGTCGAGTTCGTCTCGATCTCGTTGACGATTTCGCGTGACACCAGGTGCGCCATGGCCGCTGTTGCGCCCTGCACGAATTCGGAGACGAACTCTGGGTAGCCACGGTTCTGCAGCAGGGAGCTGGTCAAGCAGAGCGCGGCGACGTTGAGCCGGTCGTCAACGAAGGTGGGGCAGGGAATCTCGACACAGGTCTTGGCGGTGTCGGCGATGACCTGAGCTTCCGTCAGGATGTTGAACCCTGGGATGGGAAGAACGAGGTCGTTGCCGAAGAAGTCAGCGAAGTCCAGCCCTGGTTGTGGAGCAGGCCACCGCGACGCAGAACCATCTCAGGCGCGTTGAACAAACCGTCGGTGGTGATCGGCGAGCAGATGCTGTAGTCAGGCTCGGACGGAGCGCACCAGCCGTTGGCGGCGACAAGTGCACCGTCTTTGCCCGCCGCGTCCGCGGTCGCCTTCAGCTTCGCGAAAGCTGTCTCGTGTCCGTCGGTAGCGTCGACTACCTGCCCGGCCGGAAGTTGCGCTGGATGCGTGCGAGCGCGTGCTGCATGCGCGTCTTGGTGCCCCGAGCAGAACCTTGAGGGTATGCACGGGCGCGTTCCTCGAACGCTCTGCCGACTGATTCCCAGGTGAGCACGGAGCCCGTTGGGAAGGAGGCGATGTCGGCTGCGGCGACGATGGTGTAGTTGTTGTCGCCTTCGATCACCTCGGGTGCTGGAGAGTGAACGGCGGCGTCGGCGATTTGTACGCTGCGGCGTGGCGCGTTCTGTGTGGCTCCGGCTGCGGTGATGGTCGCTTCGACAACCGCTGCGTCCGTGGTGGGCGTAGGTGTGGTTGGGGCGACGTCCTTGTTGCCTTCCTCGTCGAAGCCCGGGTCGGTCGCAGCAACAACTGGCTCAGCGTCCGGTTCGGCTGGGGTTTCCTCGGGGATGACGGGGATCGTTGAGGCGTTCTTGAACCGGTCGCCACGGGCAGCGCGGGTTGTGAGTTCCGCGGCGGCGGCGGCGACGAAGCTCTTGAGTTCTTCCATCTGCCCGAGCTGTTCGTCGGTGACGGTTTCCTCGGATACTGACGCGGTAAGCGCGTCAGCTCGACTTCGGCCAAAGCTGCCAGTTCACGCAGGCCCTGGGCGCTGAAAGTTCTTGAACTGGTCAACTGTCGGTGGCTTGAACATTCTGTGTCCTTCCGGCACGTAGAAGCATTCGTGTCGGCAGGCTCACAGCGCATCACCTGGTAGACGATGATAGCCGATCTAGGTAGCTATGTCTATCAGGTGACAGGCAAGTCAGAGTAAGGTAGTATTCGGGCATGAGCAAGATTCCCAAGCAACGCGGACCAGGCGAGGAAGGCGGCTGGCTTGGCCAATTCCTCAACCGCGGGGACTCCGTCTCACGCGGCGGCGCACCCTCCAAGGGTGGCGCAGTACTGGGAAAACCCCGAACGACGGCGGCGACGACGGTGGTCGTGGTCCCTGCCTGATCTGGGCACTGGCCGGATTCGGAACACTGATCACCGGCCTGGGCTACCTGGCCAACTGGTGGCTCGCATGAAGACAGTCGTCAAGATCGTTGACTTCGTATCGTTCGCCGTCCTGTTCAGCCTCGGACTTTCAGTCATCGCCCGCATCATCCATTGAACAAAATGAAGCCCCGGTCGAACCCACAACGACCGGGGCTTCTGCTTGCCAGCAGCAAACTATCTGCGCGTGACAGTGTAGCCCTTTTCGGCGGCCTCACGTCGCATGCGAGCCTGGACATTCTGGGTCTGCACCCGCAAATCCGCAGATGAAGACACCATCACCTTCGACCCGTCCGGCATGACTGCCTCATACGGATACTGCTGCGCCGACGCCTTCGCCGATCCGAGCATGACTGGCATCCCATTACTTTCCTCCATTCAACCCGGTCAGGATGTTGCGCAGGCGGGTGCCGCGAAGCTTCTGCTCCAGGCCTGCCACCTTCTGGTCGTAGGCGTTGATGCGCTGCAGCATGACCTCGTCGTCGGGTGCCACCTGCTCCGGCGCCAGCGCCGCAATCTCCTCCTCGAAAGCACCATGCCCGCGGCGACCAGAGACTGGATTTCCCCTGATGCGGTGAACCCGACGATGGGGAAGCCGGGGCTGTTGACAGCCAGCGCGGCAACCAGCTCCAGGCCGTCCGGTGTTGGCCGCCAGTCACCTGAAAGCGGGGACCGGCGCAGCTCCGCCACCCGGGTTTCTGATGCGTCTGCCGTGAGGGCGCCATGAACCCAGATACCGAACCGGTCCTCGCCAGCGGCAACAATAGCGACCGCATTGCCGGTGTTGTCGTAGTGGTCAGCTGCCGGGACGTAGCCCAGTCTCAGGTTCGCGTGTCCGGTCCCAACGGTGATCTTGCCTACTTTCTGCTCTGAACCGTCCGCTGTGAGAACGGTTCCGTCCATGAAGTATTTGTAGCCTGAACGAGACTTCGGGGCCATGCGGCACACGTCGCGGATACCGAAGTGACAGACGTTCCACAACGCCAGATGGCCGGTGACCTGCCCATCCGCGGTGATCGCCAAAGGCGTCGGACCTTGAAGCGCTGGGTCGGAGAACCATTCAGCCGGTGGACGAATCGGGACCTGAGATGATGCAGTCGTTGAATCATCAGGAGTTGAATCATTCATCTCCTGCGCAGTTTCAGAACCGAATCGTTTCTGCATGCGATCCACCAACCCTTGAATCTTTGAGGCGTCAGCGTCGGGGATGTCAACACCACCACGCCCGCCGCCCAGTACGGATGCGACCGCGTTGACAGCGCGAGGCACCAATGTCAACTTGCCGTCGATGACGTCAGCTACCGGCAGCTTGTAGCTGCCCTTCTGCTCCGGGTTGGCCGAATCCCACCACAGGAAGCCCTTGCGGTATTTGCGGTAGTCGCCGCCAGCCCAAGCCCACAGGCGGGAACGCGCTGCGCCTGCGTCCCAGGTCCGGTCAGTGTCGGCCAGCGGCAGTGATGCGACGCTGCTGTTCACAGCGGCAGTGAGTGAGGCGAGCACTTGTTCCTCCTTATTGCCTCCTCGAAGCCACGGCGGCACAACCCGTGGGTCGCCGTAGGCCTTCTGGAGCACGTCATAGATTTCAGTGATGACGCGCTTGATCTGGGTTTTCTCTTCCTCGCCGAGGACGCCTTCCAGGCCACCGTGCGCGCCGGACAGGATCGACGCAGCGGTGAACACCGCGTGCGGATCATCGTCAGCCTGCCGTTGATGACGTCGGCGATCGGCAGCCGGTAGCTGTTCTTGTTGTTGGCCGGGGCGTTGCTGTTGCGCCACAGGAACGCAGAGCTGAACTGCCCGTGGACCCGGCGGCCCACGTCTGCAGGCGGGCGATGGCGTGGTCGGCGTTGAATGGTGTATCGCGCGGGGCGATCGGCAGCTTGCGCCACGTTGAGCTATTGACGGCCACTGTTCCCCCTGTGGAATCGCACCTTGCACCGGCAGTTGATGACATTGCTCGGCGAACCAGCCGGGTCACCGGGTGCCCAAAGAGGTTCACCACCGACGAATGAACGGCTGTCCCACCGGGATCGCCGGATGCCCGTCAGCGGCCAGATGCCCACACGCACCCGCGAGTCGTGCTTGGACACCCACTTCTTCATCAGCGACACGAACTCGCGCATCTGCGCCCGCTGCGCGGCGGCCAGCGCACCGAAGTTGTAGGCGCGATGGACTTCGGTCACTGCCACAGTCTGCGCCCGTGCAGGCCAGTTCTCGGTGCCCGTGACATCCAGCACCCCGCGGACCCGCTGCGCCAGTTGAGCATTCGACTCACCCAACGCGTGTCCTTTGCCCAACTCGTCAACAACCATGCGGTACACCTCGTCGGGTGTACGCACCATCAGATTACGGGTCCGCTGCAGCTGGTCCATCAGAATTGAATCGTTGGGTTGAAAGGCAGATCGTGCAGACCGAGTTGCGAAGCGGTTTCCTCCCAGCCGGTTTGCGCTATGCGCCGCAGCGCATCCATCAACCGGTCAACGGAACGTTCCCACTGCGGCACCGTGGACCACAATGCCGTCGGGTCAGGCGATGAACCGAACTTCAGCCACGACGCCAGCACCACCGCGGTCACCGTTGCAAGCCACGCGCCCAGCATCGAAAGCACCAGCGCGGCGATCGTTGCCTCGAACGCAAGCAAGCCCACCGTCACACCGGTAGGCATCGGCTCCTGCGCGGGAACCGTCTGGACAGGAGGCAGCGGCTGCGGCTGTGTCATTGCAGATCACGCTCCGAAAGCAGAGCGGCAAGTAGGCTGGGCCGGTGCTCGATGGAGCGACGCAGCAACCCTTTCGTGTACGCGTGCAACGTGCTTGTCAGCGCCCGGACATCGGCAGTGGTCCCTTCGAAGTACAAGTCGGCGTGGTCCCACGCACCCGCCAGCAAAGTCTCGGCATGCGCGTCGGAGGCAACACGAATCTTCGTGTGAAGCTGATGCGCCGGGGTGTCAGGGAACATGCCGCGATGCGTCGGTGTCAGCATCTTCTTCCCGGCGATCTCCAGCGCCCGCACCACAATGCCATTGGCGGCCATCACATCGGCGAAGCCTGCACGATGGATGCAATCAGGTCTGATGTTCGGCGGCCTGGTCGGTGATCGCAGGCTGTTCCGGCATCTGCCCAGGTTCAGGTGCCGTCGGTAGACGGCCGGGTGCCGGAGGCGGCGGCGGCGGTGTCGTCAACTGTGGCATCACATCTGGAATGTCGATGCCGAGGTATTCGCGCACCGCCTGCGACGCAAACAGGGTTGGGTCGCGCAGGATGACCTGCTGGATGAAGCGCTTGTTGTCTTCCTCTTCGGTGGGTGCGTCGGCGTCGGTGTAGTTGCCTTCACGGCGCACCGTGGCCGCGGACACGATGCCCGGGTGGTGTTGTAAAGGTTCAACGCGTCGGCCAGCTTGTTGGCGGAGTTGGCCAGCGGCGCCGTGTCGTACCAGTACGTGTACTTGCGCGGGTCCTTGCCAAGTGCTTTAAGCGCAGGGATCAGGTATGCGGTGGTGATCGCATCCACAATGCGGTTCATCAACGGCATGATGGTCTTGATGATGAACTCTTCGCCAGCCCACCAGATCGACCAGTGGTTCATTTCCTGCCCGCCGACCTGAATTTCGACGGGCACGTTGATGCCGATGGCCAGTTTCTCCTGCTGCTCCTTGCGCAGCATGATGGCTTGGTCGGAAAGCGGTGAGTCAAAACGGATCGGCTGAACGTTGGCCATGGCCTGCAGCTCAGCCAGCGGCATCTGCCAAAGGATCGGAGCGACCTGCGCGGCGGTGCCTTTGCCTTCCAGGTTGGAGGTGATGACCTCGAACAGCTGCTGGTAGATGTCGTCTGTTCCGACGGCTTGGGAGTCGGCCTTCGGTGCGGCCAGCGTTGACGGGACGGGCAGGATGGTGGCGTTGGCGATGCGCGAGTTCATCTGTGATCGGATGAACATCTGCATCTGTTCCATCTCGAACAGCACGACAGCAATGCCCGTACCGGGAGTCGGCCAGGAATGCGCGGCGTGGGTGCGGAGTCCATACCGGATGACGATGTCGCGTCCAGGGTTGAGTTCTTCGCGTGCGGCACGGCCCATTTGGACGTAGACGGTTTCGCCTTGACGACGGACCTCTGACGGGGCGGCTACCCACCACCGGTCGAACGGGTCGTCGGTTTTCGCCGCACGTCCGAGGATGAAACACTCCCCCGCCACCGATAGTGATTCGCCTATGGCGCGGAGGATCTCGGCTTTGTTAGCGGGACCGCCGAATAGGGTTTCAGCGAGCGCCCCAATCTCTTCGTCGTCTTCGACTTCACCTTGCCGGACACCGTTGTCGTCGACTTCGGCCACGAAGATGCGCACCATGGAACAGGCCGCGCCGATGTAGTCGATGGCGTTGTGGAGTTGCGGGTTGGTGTCATAGAAGTCCCAGGCCTGTTTCTGCCATGCTTCGTCAGTGAACCGGTATCCACGCCACGCCTCGTCGGACAGCCCCATGCGCACGGCGGAGGCGATCAGGCTTGGCCATCATCGACGGCCGGTGGTTCGATGACCTTCTTTGCGCGGAACGCCATCGCTAGCTCACTCTCTACCTCTTTGTCCAAGATCCATGAGGCGGCGTATGCGACGGCGGGGAACAGCAGCGGGTAGGACAGCAAGGCAATCCACGGGATCTGACCTATCGCGGCGAGCGTGATCAACGTGTAGCCAGTTGTCAGGGCAGACACCCACCAGCCTGAGCACCAGTAGCAAACGACAAGTTCATAGATCTTCGATGCGCCACCGAAACGCTTGCCGATGGACAGCCGAAGCGGCAAAGTGATGTCGTCTATGCTGACCGCCCGGTCAATCTGGCCGTGGCCAGGACTAGGACGATTAGGGCAGCAAGGGTGATCACATCGACTAAGTTTAGCATCCGCGAGGCCTGGGATGATAGCAGTGGCTCAGCGGACACGTGAAGGGTTGAGTATCGCGATCTCGTAGTGGGCCGGTGAGATGATCCGTGACCGGCGCTTCTCACCGTTGATCAAGTGGCGGCAGGCGTGGACCAAGGCGTCCAGGCGGTCCGGTGAAGCCTTCGACGAGATCGGGTCGAACATCAACATCTGTCGTTCTAGCAGATCGAAGGTCCCTATATGGTGTACGCGCCCTTGCGAGTAACGCATGGCGACGGGTTCAGCGCGAAGCTTTTTCCCTTGGTTCGAGAAGACCGGCACCAGGTGGAACCTGTACCTCCGCCGGAATACTCCGGCTCGCTGGAGTTCCTTGAAGGCGTCTGTGAATACTTCATGCATCCACGCCTTGCCGAGGTTGCTCTCATACACCAGCGTGTCGGACCCATACCGTTCAAACACCCTCCACGCGTGCAGGGCGGCATCACGGCCAGCCGCCTTTGTGGTTTCGTCGGCCACGACGTAGATGTGATCGTTCACGTCCCTGATGGCCACGACTACGCCCATTTCGTCGCCGTCTTCTGCCCGGTCAGGCCAGGGTCTACCCGACTGTGCGGTGTGCGACGCTCTCCGGCCCGATCGATACCCGATGGTTGTTAATCGATGCCCAGCTGAACAGCGCCCCTTCGAGCGCATCGATCATCTCTCCGTACAGTTCCTGCCGCCGAGGGCGGAGTCCCCATACATTTCCTGAACCTCGCGGAGGAAGTCGTCCGAGAGATTGTCGGAATTGTCGAAGGTGGAACCGCGAGCCCAGGAGATCGACCCGTCGGTCTTGGCCAGCCACTCATGCAGCAGGCGAATGGGCTTGGGTGGTGTGTGACGAAGGCGCGGGGTTTGTCCCCGGCACGTCTGCGCGAAGTGCGGGGCGTACGCCTTCTTTCCACACGATGTCGGCTGCCTCTAGCCACTTGCATGCTCGTCCATCCAGACGTCGGCCAGGTTGTAGCCACGAGCCGCGTCGGCGTTGGCGCCCGTGAAGTGATCTTAGATTCAGTTTCGAGGAGGTGATGTGCGGCTTAGGCGACTTGGTGTAGTGGTATTTGCCGGTCATGTCCCGACGAAGTAGTTGGTGACCTCCTCGTAGCCGCGCCGGTTCAGAACACGCAGGACACCGGAGGCACCCTCGATGCACACTGTGCGCGTGTCGGACAGGTTGTAGGCCATGACGAGGCGTTCGGTGGGGAAGCCGAGGCTCGAACGGGAAACGGATAGCGCGATCAACGAGCCATTCGGCGCCGGAGCGGGTCTTGCCGCAGCCACGCCCGGCCAGGTAGCAATGGACGGACCAGTCGCCTTCGGGGGGTTTTGCTCGGGGCGCTGATGTACCACCACTCGTCGCGGCCCATCTGTTCGAGGTGTCAACATCAAGGACTCAAGGAGATCGGCTCGCTCGCGCTCCGGCATCTCGGCGAGGATCCTCTTGATCGACTTACCCACGAAGCAACTATATCAACTTAGGTCATTGAGAGGGAGAGATCATGACGCTGACCAACCGGACCGGTGGACTGTAGCTGCCTGTGGGTGGGGGAAGTAGAGTTCTGGGCTGGGGATCCGGTGACCGTCTGGACGTTGCGGGAGAAGGATCGGCGCTGTGTCGTGCATGGGAAACCACGGCACAGCAAGGGCAAGAAGCTTGTTGCATAAGGTGACCAGCGGTTCTAAAGTTTTGCGGGTAACCGCTTGACGGCAACGCCCCAGAACAGCCATACTCGTACACGCACCACCACCCGCACTGGGGGGCGGCACCACCCCAACCGCCACGCGGCAGGAAGCCGCCGTTCTTTGAATAACTAAAGCAGGGTGCGGCCACCATGAAGCACGTGGACCGCACCACACGTCAAAGAGGAGAGCACTGTGGCGAGACTCGCCAGCTACTTGCTGCTGCGAAAACCGCGCGCAGGGATGCGAACGACACAGGTCACTGGGCCTATCATCTGGCGCAAAAGCCAGCACTTTTCAACGGTGTCATCCGCACCTACCAGCCAAAGGCTGAAGATGGAGTCACACTTCCATCGGAATCGCAGCGGGTACAGCACACCGTTCCTGATCTTCTGGCGGACTTCCGCGGGCAATGGGCCGACTGATCGACATCGACGGCGCGATCTCGCACACCAACCAGCTCGCCACCGGCGACATTGTCATCGGCGACACCACTCTCTTTGCTGGCGTGCCGTGCCGCACCTGCTGTTCCTGGAGAAGCAGCTGACCGACCTGCACAGCTTCGTGTCCAAGCTGCCAACCCTTGACCCAACAGCGGAGTGGGTGCTCAACGAAGACACCGGCCTGCGTGAGACACCGCGGGTGCAGACACACCGCACCCAGAAGGTCACGAGTTCAAGGTCGTCGTCCAGGCCACCGACAAGCACCCAGCCCAAGTGGCCAAAGACGAGAGAGACGAAGTGGTCGGCTACTGGAGCACGGTGCGTCTGTCCGGCGCGATGCCGGTCACCGCGCAGCGCAAGATGCTGACCCGCGTGTCGAACTTCTGCAGGCGGTCAAGAAGGCACGGGAAGCCGCGAACACGGTCATCGTCGAAGACCTGAACACTTCCGAGATCCTCGGATACGTGTTCGACATCGACTGGTAGACCACACAGACTCCCTGCTTATGCAGGGTGAGCACAAGCTGAAGTTCAAGCTGAGGGATCAGAGTTTGACGGCACAAGGTCTATAAGTCACCCACGGTGCGCGACCACCAGCCACTCAAGTTCTTGCTCCAACTTGACTTCACCCGCACGAAACCGCATCGATGAACCACAGGCGGCGCACCAGCAGATCCGGGTTCGAATCCTGGGCGGCCCTCCAATCATGGGCCGCTAGCTCAACGGCAGAGCGGCAATGCATCAGCAAATGATCTGTGGTCAAGTGGCGGCGGTGGAGGAGCAAACGGGTAACCGACTTAGCTCAGTTGCAGAGCGCCGGTCTGCGAAAACCGGATGTCGCGGGGTCAAATCCGCAGTCGATATCATTTCAGCTGGGGACAGGTAGGGTAGCCTGTCCCCAGCGCCAACGGGATATGGCCCAACTTGCAGGGCACCTGCTTTGGGAGCAGGGGGTTGGAGTTCGAATCTCTCTATCCCGACGATGGGTAGGCGCGTCAGGCGATTGGATGTTAGAAGCCGTGTTCGCGACGCGGCCTTGAATTTCAATGGGGCGCGCCACCTATCACCTTGGGGTTGTAGCTCAATTGGTAGAGCACGGTCCTGCAAACCGGATGTTAGGGGTTCGAGTCCCCTCCTCTCCACTGGAGCCGGTGGTCTCAGGTACGTTCGACTCGTACCGGCTCTATCAACCCTCTGAAGCTCAACGGATGAGCGACGGTCTACGGAACCGTAGGGTGCAGGTTCGAATCCTGTCAGGGGGACGGGCGGCAGGGACATGGACACCAGTCATGCGGGTCGGTCCTCGCCGCCGTCAACCCTCAGTAGCTCAATGGATGAGCCTCCGACTTCTAATCGGACGGATGCGGGTTCGAATCCTGCCTGGGGACGTGTTGACAAGAGAGGAATTCGAACAAGCGGCCAACCGACTGTCGCAGTGGATGGCCATGGTCCGTGTCAACATGAACGACGACACGGAATGTCAGCTTGATCAAGAGCTACTTACCCACCTCAACCAAGAGATGAGAGCTTTTGCGTCGGCCTACGAACTGTGGTTCCGGCGCAAGGTCCTGATCGCCGAACTGAAACTGAGGGCGTTGCAGGACAAGCGGTAAGGGGTGTGAGGCACCTGGTGGTGCGGCCTGACTGTAAATCAGGTGCGAAAGCACGGCAGGTTCGATCCCTGCCGCACCCACGGGGTCGAAGGGTTGCTGGTAACTGGACGACTCCCCACTAAAACCAGAACCAGACACGGGGGGAAGGCAGAGGGCCTGAAGTCCTTCCCCCCAGCTATGCCTCCGTAGCTGAGTGGTTTAGCTGCGCGCTTTTACCGCGTAGACGCGGGTTCGAATCCTGCCGGGGGCACGCTCCGAGTCTCTGAAGCTCAATGGAGGAGCGTCGGTCTCCGAAGCCGAAGGTTGCCAGTTCGACTCTGGTCAGGGACACAACATGACTTCTAGCAAAACAAACGACAGGATGTGCCCAAAGTGCAACCGGCGCAAAGCCGGTGGCCGCCGAATCCATTGCGCCACATGCCACGCGATCCTCCTTTCCGAAGGTGTCAAAGGCAAACGGGTGACGCTTGCGATACGGCACAAGCAGTATTTGCGTTGGCATGAGCAAGGTTTGAGCTATCAACAGATGGCCGACAAGTGGGGCGTCACCCGTGGCTACGTCAAAAACGTGGTGTTGCGTTTCCGTGACGCCGGATATCTGATGCCTGCAAAGATGCCGCGCCGACCTTCAGTGCCACACGGGGTGGCAAGGCGGGTATAAGAGATTGCCCGTGCGAGCCGTGCACCACCAAGCGCAAGGAATACAGTCACAACTGGTACATCACCAACCGTGACAGGCTCAAGCTGACCGAGGAGCCCGCAGAGGCACCGCTGGTCAGGTGTACCGTAACCCGCGCACCAACCACGGTGAAGGAAGCCGCGGTATAGAAGGATGTTTCTGCGAACTGTGTGTGCAAAGACGCCGGGACTACCACCGCGAGTGGAACGCATCGAGAAGAGGGAAGAACAAGAACAAGAATGCCTCCGTAGCTCAGTCAGGTTAGAGCTGCTAGCTCTTAACTAGCAGGCCGAAGGTTCGAATCCTTCCGGGGTACAGACGCTGGCTCTCTGCGAATCCCCGCACGGCGGGGGCAAACCAGCAATGCCTCTGTAGCTCAATCAGGAAGAGCAGCTGCCTTGTAAGCAGTAGGTTGCGGTTCAATTCCTGCGGAGGCTCGCCCTTCAGGGGGTCTGGTAAGGAGACCCCGGCGTCTCATGGGCATGGCGCCGGGTCGCAAATGGCTCTCTAGCTTAGTTGGTAGAGCATCCGGTTGAAGCCCGGAGGACACGGGTTCGATCCCTGTGGGAGCCACAAGGAAACGAGTTTGCCCTCTTAGCTCAAGTGGAAGAGCAGCTGTCTTACAAGCAGCGGTTGGTGAGTTCGAGTCTCTCAGGGGGTACAACGTCTGCTGTCAGAGGGTTGGAGCGGACGTTTCCGGTCACCGGAGATTGGAACCCAAGGTGACTTTGAGTGACGCTTTATGCGGAGGGGTTCGCTAGTCACGGTCCACACATTGTTCCCGTGCCCGGTATGGGAGCTGGGCACGTTCTAGGTCTCGTAGTCAGTGGGAGAGCGCCACCTGACACGGTGGAGGCCGGTAGTTCAATCCTATCCGGACCACCTTACGCCACGTAGCCAAGCGGTGAAGGCACCCGCCTTATAAGCGGGGGATGCGCAGGTTCAACCCCTGCCGTGGCGACGACGAGAGGAGATCACATGCACATGTCATTCGCACGCAACATCGATTGTCCAAACTGGACTCGATGACAAAGTATCCGTCGATCGAAACCTACATCCGTTCGATCCCGCCAATGGAACGTTGCATGACCAGTCGTGCCTCAAGTTCACGGCACCGTCGTGGCTACAGAGAAGATCGACGGCTGCAATGCACGGATCATCATGCTGCCGGACGGCTCGTGGATCCTCGGTCCCGTGGCGAACTGCTCTACGGTGAAAATGATCTGATCATCAACCCGGCGCACAACATCGTCGCCACCCTCAGCCGTTCGCCCGCTACGTCAGCGAAAACTGGCAAGCCCAGTTGAACCGCTCACGGTGTTCTACGGTGAGGTGTACGGCAAGCCGAGCAACGCGGGCGCCTGGGGCAACTACACCGCGGACAAGGGCATCACCGGCTTCCGGCTTTTCGACGCGTGATGCAGATCGAACACGACATGTTCGAGCAGTTGCACAACATGCCGAAGGAAGCCATCGCCTTGTGGCGTGAAAGGCGGCGGGCAGGCTTCCACGCCGAACCAGGTTTGCAGGAGCCGCGAGAAGGTTCGGGTTCGAGCTGGCGCCCAGGTGTGGCAAGGCCCAGGTGATGACCTGCGACGATCTGCGGGGCATGCTCGCCTGGATGCTTGACAAGGTGCCGGTGTCACAGGCGCCATTGTCACCGTCCGGCGCGGGGACTGCGGAGGGGGTCGTGTTGCGGTCCTGGGCACGGTCGATCATCTGCAAGGCGCGGTTCGCCGACTACGCGCGAGCGCTGCGCCAGCAGACGATGCGAGCCCCGGTCGGTGGCTGACGGCGCCGATCGGATGAGACGGGCCAGTATGTGGCCAGCTGGCCCGTCGCAATCGCCATGGAGCACGGCCCGGTTTGTGCATCCGCCTGATAAGCGGAAGGTTCCAGGTTCAAATCTGGCTTGGCGACTTTGGGTACCAACTTCATCACCATATGGGGCGTTGGTGTGTAGCGGCCAAACATAACGGGCCTTCACCCCGTAGATCACGGGTTCGAATCCGTACGCCCTACGCTAAGAATCGAGAGGAGAAGTGCATGCAAACACGAAGCTGTACGCCGAAGATCAGGTACGTGACGGTGTCGCCTTCCTGAACGAGCAAGTACCAGGGTGGCGTACCAGGATCAACCTTCAGGTGCTAGACCTGCGCAACAACGAAGACTGCATCCTGGGTCAGCTGTTCGGCAGCTACGAGGAAGGCACCCACGCGCTGGGCTTGAGTCCAGCGTGGGCCTCATTGCTCGGGTTCTTCCGGCACGACAACAGAAACTCGGGCTCTTCTTCGCCCCTGGGCACGAGGCGCGGGGCGCCGAGAACGAGACTGGATGGAACGCTACGATCTGCTGACAGCGACCTGGAAGCAGGTGCTGGCGCAAACACCGATACCAATGGTGGCCGCATGACCGTCCAGCGGCTCATCGTCATTGTCACCGTCCTGACGATGCTGATGATCCTGGCCGCGATCTGCGGCACACTGTAATACCCGGCCGTTTAGCTCAGGGGTCAGAGCATCGGACTGTCGATCCGAAGGTCACGGGTTCGAAACCCGTAACGGTCGCTGGGGACGGGGTAGGGTTCTTTCCTCTCAGAAGTTCTCACCTCTTGTCACAACAACCATCCGGTCGTCACCAGAATGGTTTGAAGATGCCTCGTCCCCGCCCGCGTCACTGGTGTAGTTGGTCGCACGTAACCTTGCCAAGGTTGCGGAGCCGGTTCGATTCCGGCGTGACGCTCGGTTCTCGCTGGACCAGACCCAGCCCGTTGCTTTCGGGCTGGGTACTGCGTGATTGGTGTAGGGGTAACATGCCTTCCTTCCAAGTAGGTGTCACCAGTTCGAATCTGGTATCACGCTCGTAGTCTTCGTTGACGGGCATTGCCCGGGACGCCAGCGGCTTTTGGTTCAGTCCTGAATGAAGACGGGGCTCCGGGCAGGTGCCGCCCGCCCGGAGCTTTTGCCCCTGTAGCCCACTGGTAGAGGCGCCTGACTTAGGATCAGGAGGTTGGGGTTCGAATCCCTCCCGGGGTACATGGCAATTGATGGCAAGTACGGACGAGTCACCATTGAGCACGGCAACATCGGAGAAGACGAACCAGTTGTCGTCTTCCGCTCGCAAGATCGGCTGTTGCCCAAGCTACTCAAGGTCTACAAGATCATGTGCGAGCTGGCGGGATCACCGCAACGTCACCTGGACCTGATCGATGAAACTGCTGCCAGGGTCAAGGCATGGCAGGAGATCAACCCCACCAAGACCCCGTCCAGCGACTCATTGGCCTGATGATGGGCACCTGGTTCACCTCAGACCTACATTTCGGTCACGAACGAATCATCGAACTGTGTAACCGGCCGTTCGCTGACGTCACCGAAATGAACGAGGCGCTCATTGATCTGTGGAACAGCTGTGTCGACCAAGGTGACACTGTCTACGTCCTCGGCGACGTGGCCATGGGCAAGATCGCAGAGACTCTGCGCTGGTTGGAACTGCTGCGTGGCACCAAATACTTGGTGCCCGGCAACCATGACCGCTGCTGGAGCGGCCACAGGAAGGTGCGGCCCGCAGACAGGGAAATCTACGAGCGGGTCGGATTCAAGATCCTTGAGCCGCAACACGTCTACGGCCGCTGGCTGCTATGCCACTTCCCGCAGACAGGTGACAGCTACGGTTAGTGATCGCTACGCCGAACACCGGCCTCAACTGACCGGCTACAAGGCGATCATCCACGGGCATGTTCACAACCAGTGGAAGGCCAACGCCCGGCAGATCAACGTCGGTGTGGACGTGTGGGATTACGCACCCGTGCATCTCGATCAACTGTTGGAGCTGGTTGATTCGCTGTCGTGAGACTGTCAGACCCCCGGCGTACGTTTGAGGCATGAAGCAGAACTGCATCAACCACATTGCATTTGTACTGGACGCATCGACATCGATGGCCCATTTGACTCAGCAGGTTGTGGCTGTAGCCGATGATCAGATTGCCTATCTGGCCCGGCGCTCCAAGGAACTTGACCAGGAAACACGCATCACGGTCTACGTGTTCGCCGACCAGGTCGAATGTTTGATCTACGACATGGACGTGCTGCGACTGCCGTCGATCAAGGACTTCTACAAGCCCAATGGCAACACGGCCTGATAGACGCCGCGATCCAATCGCAGCAGGACCTCGCGAAGACAGCCACCCTGTACGGTGATCACAGCTTCCTGACCTTCATCGTCACCGACGGCGAAGAGAACCGGTCCAGAAACCAGTCCCGCGTTCTGACGCAGCTCCTCAACGGGCAAAAGGACAGCTGGACCGTAGCTGTTCTGGTCCCGGACCAGCGCGCCAAGTTCGAGGCGAAACGGTTCGGGTTCCCCGCGGACAACATCGCCATCTGGGATGCCACGTCGAAGTCCGGCATGGCCGAAGCTGGCGAAACGATCCGCATGGCCACGGACCATTACATGACCGCTCGTGCCACCGGCACGTTCAGGGCACCCGCAGCCTGTTCTCAATGGGCACAGGGACACTCAACGTCACGTCTGTGAAGGTGAACTGGCTGAGCTACCCGCGAGCCGCTACCGGCTTCTGAAGGTGGACAAGCCGTACCCGATCCGGGAATGGGTCGAAGAGCGAGGCATCAAATACCGGCTTGGCAGCGGCTACTACCAGCTCACCAAGACCGAACTTATCCAGGCAGGGAAAGCAATCGCGGTGCGGCACAAGGCATCCGGTCGCGTCTACACCGGGGCGAACGCTCGCGCAATGCTGGGGCTGCCGGACGCCGAGTCCGGGTACGCCCGAATACAATCCGGAATACGACGTGTTCGTCCAATCCACATCGGTGAATCGTAAGCTGGTTCCCGGACAGAGATCCTGATCCTCGACTATTAGGATCCGGGTGTCCAGGTAGTCCAAGAGGTAGGAGACAACGCCTTCAAAAGGCGAACAGTATCGGTTCGAATCCGATCCTGGACACTAAGTCAACGTAGCTCAATTGGTAGAGCGCCCGCCTCCAAAGCGGAAGATGCGGGTTCGAATCCTGCCGGTGGCGCGTAGAGCATTCCTTCATGGCGCAATTGGTAGCGCAGCGGATTGTTAATCCGCGGGTTCTAGGTTCGAGTCCTGGTGGAGGAGCTGGGGGAAGCATTTAGACTTTCGCATGATGCTTTACCGCGAGCTGGGCGCGTAATGCGCATACGATGCCAATTCCTCAAAGACGTCGGAGGAATACTAAAAAGGCAAGCGGTGAAACCGGTGCGATTCCGGTCCCCCTCCTACCTGGGTTCGGCTAAAGGCAGGCCACCGGATTTTGGTTCCGGGAATTGGAGTTCGGTCTTGCCAGGGTATTCAGCTTCGCCA